CGCAGGTAATAAAATCTGCCTCTCGTTCTCCGGTCTGTTTGTTGGAAAATTTGCGGTTGACAGCCACCCGGAAACGGCATACTGCAATGCCGCTTGTTGTCTGCCTCAATTCCGGATCAGCGCACAGCCGCCCGGTAATGTGGATACTGTTCATTTTAACCTCCCAATACGTCGGAAAAATCTGTTTCCTGTGTTTCTGGTTCCTGGATGGTTTCTGCTTGTGCTGTGGGGACAGGCTCAGACTCTGGGTATTCCAGATTTTCCACATACTCTGAGGTCCCGTCCTCGTGCTGTACTGTCATATCGTTGGTGATAGCTCGCTCCATCTCAATTGACATAATGCCCCACTTGCTGATTAACTGACG